AGGCGAATGATATGACACTGCCTCAGCTTCAAAAGAACTTAAAGGCTGGAACGGTTGGCCTGAACGAGTTGATGAATTTCATTGTGCAATTAGGGGTCGAGTTTGATGGCACTGCAAAGAAAATTGCCAGCTCTAATGAAGAAGCCGGAGCAAGGTTGACACTCGCCTTTGACAACATGAAGGCAAGGGTTGGAGACGCCTTGATCGGGACAGGAGCTGAACTTCAAAATACTTTTGCTGAATTTATAAAAGAGATCACACCAGCTCTTGTTCAGGTACTTCCTGTAATTGCAAAAGCTTTTGCAAACGTAGCAAAAAATATAGACAAAATTGTCGTTGCAGCTGCAGCTGCCTTGGCAATCATTGCTGTCGGAAAGATTGCAGCAATTGTTGCTTCGATTGGCGGGCTTTCGGCTGCAATATTTACTTTAAAGTTGAATGCTGTTGTTGCCGCTAAAGCCCTAGTCGGACTTAATGCAGCAGCACTACTGAATCCATATACGGCCCTAGCCGCTGGTGCTGCTGCTCTTGCTGTCAATATCTACAACGCGTCTGAAGAGCAGAAAAAACTTAACTTGCTGCTTAGAGAGGGCAGCGTTGCTGAAATTGATAAAAAAATCTCAGAGAAACGGCTTTTACTTGCTGAAGCAGAAACAAGAACTCTAAAAGGTGGAGAAGGGACTTTTCGTTCTGCTGGGTACGACGTCAAAGGATCTGGTCCAGGAATGGTGGGATTTAGCCGCAAAAGAGACATGGAGGATATCGCAAGGCTCAGAGAAGAGTTGCCAGAATTAGATGAAGCGAGGAGGTTGGCTGTATATAACCGTGATCAAGGCGCACCAATTCCCGCGAATCTTCTCCCAAGATTCAAGTACGACCTTGTCACTGATGAAGACGAAGGCGGCAAAAAAGGCGGTGGCACAGGGCCGAAAGATATATCTAAAGCAACAGCAGACGCATTAATCGCTGCCAATAACTTAAGGCAAAAAGGTGTTCAGATAACTAAAGAGGACATATTAGCGCAGCAAAAAATTGCGTTAGAAGCGGCTAAGTCACTTCTTCCTCAAAAACAACGAGTAGAAATTAACAAAATCAACGTAAAAACTGCTAATGATATTTTTGCGCTAGAGGAGTCGAATAGGAAGAAAGCAGAAGATGCAATCAAGAAAGAGCAAGAAAAAGCATTTGCTTTGGCGCAAATCAAACTAGTAACAGGAGAGATAACAGAAGAGGAAGGTAAGCAGGCAGAGATCAGACAGCAAGCCTTCGAACTTACCAAGCTATTTCCTGAACAGTTTGAAGCTGTACGTGCTGCTCTTGAGGAGGCTTCAAGTCCTTTAGGCAAGTTCAAGGATGGCTTAAAAGAGGTGTTCGAGTCAGCAATGGATCTCAATACTGCACTGGGTGAGGCTGGCATTCAAGCAGTTAATAGTTTTGGAGATGCTTTTGCTGATTTTGTCACTACTGGCAAGGCAAGTTTTGCAGATATGGCTAAGTCGATACTGCAAGACTTGGCCCGAATGATTGCCAAGGCTGCTATTTTCCAAGCTCTTTCCGCTATTCCAGGAGTAGGCAGTTTCTTGGGTCTTGGCGCAGCGAAAGGAGCTGTAACTAAAGGCATGACTCCTCCCACGACAATCCCAGGAGGCGTTGGTGCTATGGCAGCAAATGGTCTTGCGGTAGCTAAGAACGGAATTGTCCCTTACGCCAAGGGCGGCCTAGTCACTAAACCAACTTTGTTCCAGTACAAGCAAGGTGGGGTTGGTAATTACGGCTTAATGGGCGAAGCTGGCACCGAGGCAATCATGCCTTTGCGTCGTGGAGCGAACGGCAAGCTTGGTGTTGAAGCTTCTGGTGGTGGTGTTGGTAATGTAGTTGTGAACGTTGATGCTTCTGGTTCTAACGTGCAAGGCGATCAGCCAAATGCCAAGGCGCTTGGCTCTGCAATTGGTGCAGCTGTACAGGCTGAATTGATCAAGCAAAAACGACCTGGAGGGCTTCTTAACTAATGGCTACTTTCCCTAATATTGCTCCAGACTATGGCGCATCCAAAAAAGCTCAGCCAAATGTTCGATCAATTCAATTTGGATCGGGCTATTCACAACGTGCAACTTTTGGAATTAATCAAGATCCAAAGGAATGGACTCTTTCTTGGCAGAACAGGAATGCAGCAGACACAAATGCGATTGAAGATTTTTTAGAGGATCGGGGAGGAGTTGAGTCATTTAGTTGGTCGCCACCAGATGAAACAAACACTTATAAGTGGGTGTGTCAAGATTGGACAAAAACAATGCCGTATCCAAATTTGTTTGATATTGCCGCTACTTTTATCCAGGTATTTGAAACCTAATGGCTTATCAGTACGACTTACATAAATGGGAAGCTGCAAGAGCTTATGAGTTTGGCGACGTTGTTCGTGCCAATCCCAACAGAGGAAATACGCTTGCGTTTAAGTGCATTGTTGCTGGAACGACAGACACCCTTGATACTTACTCGGAGTTTGAGTACGACGAGCCTGCTTTCCCATTCAAGATTACGCAAACGCTTGAAGATGGGACGTGTACCTGGGAAGCGTTTGAGCCATTAGCAGAAGAGTTACTTCGCCTTGCTCCAACAGCAATTATTGATCTTTTTGAAATTGTTTTAACTTCAACAGTAAACGGTATTGATTCAATCATAAGGTATCACGCCGGTAAAAATGGATTAACTGAAGAAATTAAATTTGATGGCAACGCTTATCCAGCAGTACCTGTTGAAATTGATGGATTTGAATTTTCTTCAAACGGAACGTTGCCTCGCCCTACGCTAAAAGTAGCTAACGTTAATAACGCTATTACGGCATTAATACTTTTATATAATCCTTTAGCGGCTAAGGTCCAGAGGATTCGCACATTTGCCAAATTTATTGATACGGTAAACTTCAACGGGGCGGTTCCGTTTGCTCCAGAAAATGACATTGACAACACCTTGACGACTCAGAATAATGATCCTTTGATTGCACAAACTTTTAACGATACTTCTGACCCTAACGCGAAGATGGTTGAGACTTGGTACATCGATCGTGTGTCAGCGGAAAACCCGCAGCTTGTCGAGTTTGAGCTAGCACCAAAGATTGACCTTGTTAATGTTGGTTTACCTCGACGAACGATTGAGGAATTTTGCCCTTGGAAATACCGAGGTGCTGAATGTGGATACAAGGGAAGATCTTGTTTTACAGTTAACGATTCAGTCCTTCCAGATTCAGAAAAAATAGTTGTAAACGGTGTTGTTACTAACGACATTTGCGGCAAACGTGTTTCCAGTTGTCAGGCAAGATTTGGCAATGCACAAACTCTTCCTTTTGGCGGATTTTATGGAGCAAGACTTCAGGCTTAACGCCGTAAAGCACGCTAAGACTGTCTATCCCAAAGAGGCTTGCGGTTTGGTTGTTGATGGGCGGTACTTCCCTTGCCAAAACATTGCCTTAGACCCAACTGCAGATTTTGCGATCAATCCTGCTGACTATGCCCGTGCGATGTTTACTGGAACGATTGAAGCCGTGGTGCATTCACATCCAGAAGGCACACCTGTAAGCAAACAAGATCGTAAAGCCTGCACGCAAACCAAGATTCCTTGGTACGTTTACTCTGTGCCAGATAATCAATGGTTAACTATCGAGCCTTGCTAGGCCGTCAATGGGATTACGGCAAGACTGATTGCTACTCCTTGCTTCGCGAGTATTACGGGTTGCTTGGAATTGACTTGCCAGATTTCCCGCGCCCTGAATCGCTGGAACGCACCCACAGCATCTTTTTCAAACATGCGCGGGCTATTGGCTTTGAGCCGGTGCCTTTTGATGAGCGGTGTGAGCATGATGTTTTGATCATGCGGCTTGGCACTAGAAACCCAATGCACGCAGCGATTTATGTGGGAGACGATAAGATTTTGCACCAGCGAATGAATAGCATCAGTGCTTTAGAGCCTTTAGGGCGTTACTATAGGCAAAGCGTTGCGGCAGTTTTTCGCCATGCAGCTAGTTCTGTTGGCGGGTGAGTTGGGCGAAAAGTATGGCCAGCAGCACGAGTATTACAACTTGCAAACACCTGCTGATGCAATCAAGCTTCTCTGCATCAACTATCCAGCGTTAAAGAATGAGCTAGTTGAAGCGCACCAAAACGGCGTTGGATACAAGGTGATTCAAGGTGGTGCGGCGATGGGGTATGACGAGTTGCTGTTGCCGTTTGGCAGCAAGCCTTTGTTGGTGGTGCCTGTGATTACGGGTTCTGGTGGCAATGGTGTCGGACAAATTTTGCTTGGTGTTGGCCTGGTTGCGCTGGCAGTCTTAAACCCTGCGGTGGGGTTTGGACTAGGCGGTGCTGTGGGATTTGGTGCTGGCGCTGTCGGCGCGGCAACTGCTGCAACTTTTGGAGCCAGTCTTGTAGCAGCAGGCGGCACACTTGGAATTGGCTTAATGCTTTCTGGAACGGCAAGTCTTATTTCGCCACAGCCGCAGCTTCCTAATTCTGGTGCTGGCAGGATCAAAGGACAGGGCACACGGGTAAGAGGCGAAGGGCCAAGTGGAATTACTAGAGGCGCTTCAGGT